CATGATGCCCTTGACGGTGATCTTACGGCCTGCCTTGTAGCAAGCATTTTCCGTGAAGATGAGCTTATGCAGATTCATTCTCAGTTTCCTCCTTGGTGGCGGGCTTGGTGAGCTGCTTTACTGCCTCGTTGGTACCAGTAGCGGACAGGCCGCTGGCTGCGCCCAGCACAATGGCTACCAGAAGATTCTGGGTCTCCATTACACCGGGGACGCAGTAGAAAGCAACAACACCACAGACGGCACCCAGAACGCAGGAAATCAGCGGAATGAAGCGGCGGAACTTCTCGTCACCACCCAGAGCGGTCTTGGTGATGTCGATGATGGTGTACACAATCGCCGCCAGAGCGGGGATTGTTGCGACTTCGTTGAAATAGGTCATAGTAATCCTCCTTTACTTGTGGGCCTGCTTGTTGATGTGGTTTTCGATCTGCTCAATGGCTTCCGTCACGGGGCCATTGCAACCCTGCTCCTTCAAGCCCATCAAGCAAGCAAGAATGCCGTGGACAAGCACGGACTGCTCTTCCTTGATGGCCTTGATGTCACGGTCCTGCTTCTCTTGTTTCAGAAACCAACGGTAAGCGGCAAACACCGTGCCAAAGATGACACCAAGAGCGGTGATGGTTGCCGCAAGGGTGGAAATATCCATATCCCTTTCCTCCTGTGATTCGGTATGAAAAAAGGCACCCCAAGCGGGATGCCTCAATTCCTTATTCAAGCCATGACGGTTTCTCCGGCACGACCATCGTTTCGGTGACATTCAGCCATGCTTTGTACCATTTCCGCAGTTCAATGATCTGCTGCAAGGAAATGGTTTCATACCATAGCTGGCCACGGTTAATTATCGAAAAGCATTCGATTTCCCGCCTATGCCGGAACTCCTCTTTCTGCTCTTCTGTCACATGGTTTTCGTATTCGGCTTCGTTATATACCAGCTTACCCTCGTGTAATTGGAAGGCGTAGAACTGGTGCATGAACAGATCCAGGTCATCTGGATCGGGAACTTCGATACTGTCCACCAGATTTCCTACAAAGGCAAAACTGAGGACAAATCCACGGTTATCGCATAAGACTTGCATAGAGCCTCCTTTAGTTAACGCCATAGACATTGGTAACATATCCGTATCCGTTGGAGATGGTAAGTGTAACGGTCGATCCAGAGTATTTCAGCTTGAAGGAGCGGAAATAGGACTCGTCTGCAAACTGGTGGGATACCTCCGATGTAGTAATCGCAGCTTTGGGAATGATCGAACACAGATGCGAACCGCTGGAGCTGACCTTACCGATTATGATATAGAAATTGTAGTTACCGTAGTTGAAAGTGGTTGATCCGCTGGATAACTGCCCACTATACAGCGAGGTTACGCCGATACCCAGATTCGTCCGCGCCCCAGCGGCAGTAGTTGCTCCTGTGCCGCCGTAAGCTAGTGCCAATGCAGTATCCAAGGAGATGGATGACCAAGAACTCCTGTCGTATGCGGCCTTAACAGCGGAGGCGGTGGCCGCCAGAGAAGTGCTGGTGGAGGATGTGCTGGTGGATAGCTTGACTAATCCATAATTGGAGGTATTGGCGACGGTCACACCAAGAGCAATCCAGTAGGTGCCGTTATAGACAAAATCGACTACTTCATTTGCTCTCCAGATACCCGTATTAACGGAGGTTCCGTGGATCGAACAGATATATTTTGCTCCGGTGCTGTTGACGTTCATCGTGGGCTGACTGGCAGAGTTCGTATAGGTGAACTGAACAGCGATGCGTGACCCGGTTTTGAGGGTGAACCCGGAACAGGTGACAACTTTTTCGACAGTTGCCGCAGCGGTGGCACAAGTTCCGTAGTATGGCTTTTCAAAGGCATAGTTGATGTTGGCCGGGGTCAAGGTTCCGCCAATCGTCACATCGCCGTTAATGCTTGCGCTCCCCGCCACCGTGGCATCTCCACCGATATCCGCTCCACCTTCCAAATGGGTATCTCCCACCACATGGAGTGCAGCGTCCGGGCTATGGGTATTGATACCGACCTTCTTCTTTCGCAGAGCAACCAGAGGTGTACCCTGGGAGACAACGAAATATAGGTCAGTGGAAGAATAGGAGTTCAGCGCGTCCCGGATCTGAATATGAAAGTCGTAGGACGAGTTGGCATCCAAACTCAGCAGTTCCAAATTGGAGTACGAGAAGGAATTGCCGCTCTTTGTCACCGCAGACAGGATGCTGACATAGGAACCGTAGGAAGTTGCGCTGGTCAGTTTGTATCGGTATCGTACATACTTGAGTGCGTTCTTTTCTGTGCTGTCCACCATGATGGAAGAAATGGAACCGTTAAAGATTAGCTGCATTTCCGCCTCAATGTCATTGGTTCGTCGAAGTGAAATGGAGGACACCTTCGGCCTTGCGTATGGCATGACAGTGATCTTCTGGGTTTTGCTGACTGTATAGCCGCGAGAGTCTGTGGCGGTCACAACAACATCCAACGAACCGGAAGCTGAAACAGAACCGAGGTTAATTACCTCCCCGGTAGTGTTGGATACCGTTGTGCCGTTGCAGGAGGCGGCATACTTTACAATGGTGGCACTATTTTTTGCTGTTGCTGTACCGGGCGTTACATAGATATAGGACATACCCTGGATGTATAGCTGATCGTTTCCGGTGATGGCGGTCGTGGTGGATCGGCCATCATAGGAAGAAAAGGCCGTCATGGTTGGGGCCGAGTTTGCCTCAGTAGTCTGTACGGTTGCGGTGGTAGTCGAGGTGCTGCCTACCTGGGTACTACCGTTTTTGGTGACCAAAGCGATAGTTCCAGTAAAAGACTTGAGGTTCGCCATGGCATCCAGAAGATCCGCCCGCTCCGTTTGGCTTAAAGTGAAAGTGCGGTCGGCAGTTCCAGCGGTCATTGTTCGTCCAGAAAACGCCAGGTAGTCGGTGGTGCCATTTCGGATGTACAGATAATAGGTATAGCTGGCGCTGTAGACGGTGGCGTTGATTTTGAACGTAACCGTGGAGGCATCTGCGGTGATGGTTTCACAACTGTTGATGATCGCACCGCCCAAAGTCGTTACATTGACCGTGCTTGTCTCGCCATAAACACCATTGCTCTTTTTTCGAGCAGAAACACGGACTTTGTAAGTGGTGTTGGGAGTTAGCCCTGTAACCGTGGTGCTTGCGGTAGTTGCCGCCGTGGTGGAGAAATCATTGCCAGTAAGGCCGTCATTTAGGCTATAGCTCCACTCATCTACTGTGGCAGAGGAGTTGGCAGTGATCTTGAAGCTGGTGGCGGTAATGTTAGAAACAGAGCAGGACACCGTGGGAGCGGTACGGTCAATGGTTGTCAGAGTCATGGTGCCACCGTAATCTGTAGCACCGTAGTAATAGACGCTGGTCAAAAACTCGACCACAACGGACTTGGCACCATTGCTGTTATGCGTCACATCGATTGTACCGCTGACACTACCTTTCGCTGCCGGGAACACATAACTGTCCCATGCAGTTCTGGCTTTGTAGTATACCTGGGTGCCGTTGATCTTGACGGTGGTTTCTTCGATGGTGTAGTAGGTCGATGCACCACCAGCCGAGGTCAACGTCCAGGAAAGCGTCGAGCTATTGGATGCGGCATTGACGGTTTCGGTAACAGTCAGTTGAAGGTATCTGCCGTTGTACATATTACTGGTGTAAGTTGCCATAGGCAGCCCTCCTTAGTCCAGAATTACGATGTTCAGACCTTCCGAGGCGGTGGACATGGGGACAAACTTTGTCTTACCAACGGTCAGCTCACCGTCAACGGTAGTCTTTTTGGTGATGGTTTCGTCTTTGTTCAGCGTGAAGATCTTCTCTTCGTTGTAGTAACCAGAGAACTCCTGGTTTGTGATAACGGTACGCTGCCCAGAGTCAGCGTTGGAAACCTCAATACCCCGGCGGTCAATCTTAACCTCCGTGGTATAGATTTCGTTGGGGGCCGGTGTCCATTTATGGATCGCTGTACCTTCTGCAAGTATGATATCAGAGACATACAGCGAGGCGATTCGGTTGTATGCGTAGACGATCATAGTGCCGTCTTGCACATCTTGGATGGTGGCGGAATACTCCGTCCAATCAAAAGTGGATGTGGTATTAAACAGATAGGCGAACTTATTACCGTTATACTGGACACGGAAGTAACTGGAGTAGCTGGCCCCGGTTTTCTTGGCTCGGACAGAGATGGTGTATGCACCAGGAACTACACCCGTAATGGTTTGGGATAGCGTGGAGGAGTCTGATAACACGAAACAGGAGTCGGCGGAGGTGTTATTCTGAACATCCGTTGATGTGTCCGTGGATACAGTTCCAGAAATCGTCCAGTCATCCGTTACGCCATTCAGACCTGCGGAGTTCTTGACATAGTTGATACCGCCAGCAAACTGCTCTTCCACGGTAACGGTTAAACCGTGAACCGTCTGCTGAAGCTCGGAAACCTGGCTCTGCATCTCCAGAACCTTGGTGTGTTCGTTGCCCAGGCCATCCTCCAGTGTTTCCACCGTTTCTGTCAACGACCCCACATAGCTATTCAGACCGTCGACGCTACTCTGAAACTCGCTGAACCGTTCAGTATGAGTGGAGACAATACCTCGCAGAGAATCAAGATCGTTTTGCACGACCCAGCCTTGACCGTCCCACACCATTGTTTCCGGGGGGACGGTGGAGGTGTTGACCCATAGCATACCGAAATAGGGATTCTCTGGCGGCGTGTCAGAAGTGACAATGTCATTGAGGCTGGTGATGGTGTATTGTGCGACAGCCGTCATGGAAATCCCTCCTTACAGCGTTACTTCACACATGAAAGTCGCTTTTGTGTTGACATCCGTATTGGAGACGGACAGCGTCTTACCCGTTTTTGCGCCATTGGTACCCCAGGCGGTGTCGATAGCACCATCCTTATCATATTTCGTCCACTTGTAGCTGCCGTTGCCATCAGCATCCACTTCAACGCCAGCCTGGTAGCAAACAGCAGTCAGTACGGTGCTACCTTCACCGTTCTTGAATACATCACCGCCTGTAGAGGTGATGATGATTTGCAGCGGATCGGAGTTGTCGATGAAGGTGGCAACGTCCATGAAACTGCCGTCATAAGTGGCGGAAGTGGTATCCGTGTCGGTTGCAATGCACTTAACCACCGCATAGCTGGATACTGCGGCGGCATAAATGGTGATGGTATTGGTGGAGGTTCCTGTGTACTTGCCGTTGGTGTCGGACAGTTTTCTCCAGCCAGTTCCAAAGGCAGCATCGTAGCCAGAGGAGGAAGTGGAAGTGACGGAACTGTCCATCATAGCCCACTTGTAGGAAATGTTGGTAGTGTCGATGGTGCTACCCCGCCACAGTTCAGCCTTTGCGATTAGGGTAGCGACCTCATCATTCTTGAACACATTACCGTTTGGGGTGGTAACCAGCAGATCGGCAATACCGGAGCCATTGACCACACGGGAGAAGGAAATGGTCAGAGGGTGGGTAATAGCCAGACCTGTGCCGCTGTCCGTGTAAGTAATCACGCAGCGGTAGTCAATACCGGGCAGGCCATCCATGACATTTGCCTTGACGGTAAGAATGTGGCTCTTGGTGCCGCTGAGTGCGTAGTTACCGGAAGAGGTAATAGCAGTAGTGGAACTGCCCACATACCATTTCACGGAGGTCACATTGGAGGAAGTGATCTGATCCGTGGTAGTGCCGATCACATACAGACTGGGGGTCAACACCAGGTTGCTGGTTTTCCAGTCGGGATTGAAGCTGGCGTTGTCGGGGTTGTTCATCTGCGTCCGGGCGTGATTGGAGCCAATGTAGCCCGTCAGCGTCAGCGCATCATTGTAGTCAATGATCGTAAACTGACCTTGCGCTTTGCTCATATTCAAGTCTCCTTTTCTCAGCCCAGAAGGCTGTTTCTTGTGGTGGTGTCGATTAAGTCACAGAAGAAAGTTGCCCTGGCATCTACATCATCCGAAGTGATCTCCACGGACTTAGTGCCTCCAGCATGATCAGTATTCCATTTTGCGTCCGAAGCTGTATCCGCAGACACTCTCGTCCAGATGAACTGGTTGGGATCTAAGCTGTCGGTGACATTCTCATCCCAGGAAAAAACGGTGGCATACAGCGTAGTGCTGATGACACCGTTCTTGAAAATGTTACCGTTGGACGAGGAAATGACCAGTCGGTACATTCGTTTATTCTCAATATCCGTAACACGATCACCGACCTGCTCCACCGAGTCACTGGTAGCGTAGGCACGAAGGACAACCTCACCGGACTCCAGATCCCAATAGGATGATCCATCCTGGGATTGCAGGACTCCCGCCTTAATGATGTTCGCAACCAGCGTACCAGAGGTGATGAAGTCAGCAACAATCTGCCCGTCTGCGGTGATGGCCGTTTCATAGGGGCCGTTATATCCATTCTTGGAGAATCCCAGGCCACCCACATTCCAACGCCAGACATTCACCGCAGCGTCAATGCTGGGGGCATCCAGTATAAGAATTTCGTAGGGCTGGCCGCTGTCGCTGTCAGTATGGATGACCACATAGCCGCCAGTCTGTCCGGTGATGAGACTGGTAGCATTTTTA